ATCGCCGGGACCTGTTTGTTCCGGCTGAAGATGCCAGGGTCCACCGTGTACTTTTGCTTGAGCTGGGCATCGGCCAAGCCCTTCAGCACTTTCTGGATCTCTTCAGGCTTCGCATCCTTGGGCAGGGCACTCAACGCTCGCGCGGCTTGGCTCTCAAAGCGGTTATAATTCGTCTCGTCTTCCTTTGTCCATTTCCCGCGCGGAATGGAGTTATCGACAATCCCCGAGTTCACCCAGGCGTTCATGATTTCTTCACGCGGCGTGAGGGCCGAGATGAACTTGGGATCCTTGTCCCCCTTGTCGACTTTGTTCCGTGCGGCATTCCATTCAGCCAACGCTCGGTCATAGTGCGTGCCGTCAAAGTGATTGAGGTACGTGCCCATCAACTTCTCCGGCTTCACCTTCGCCAGTTGCACATCGGTCAATGATTGGAAATCAAACCACGTTTTGGGATCGTGTGGATGATCTTCCGGCTTCCTGATCCGGTCCAGATGAAGTTCCAGATTGTGTTGATCTTCAGGCGTGAGGCTGTTCCACATCGGGACCGGAATGAGATCGCGCACGCCTGCGCGTGGTTGCTTCAACCCTTGGTCTTCGATGATCTTCGATGCCTGCAGATAGCCCTGCGAATAGTCCTCACTCTTCCGTTGGTCAAAGACACTGAATTCATGCTCCAGCCGCTGCACCGTGGCATCGGAGACTTTGTCGTTCGTGATCGCCCGCGCCGCCCCGATCGCGTCTCGCCGTTGATCCGGCGTCTCAATCCCAATCTTGGTCAGAATGTCCTGGGTCTGCCGCCGCGACTCGCCCCTGGTCGAGCCTTCGAAGATTGCCTTCTCCACGATGTCACGATCCGGCGCCGTCAACTGCAACTGCGTCGGACTCGCGTGCTCCTGCTTCAACAAGGCGGTATAGTAGGCATTGGCTCGGAGATCTTGGCCCTTCTCCAACAGCCCATGAATCACTTCCCTGTTCGTCGTGGAGCGCACGCCGATGAGCGCCGCGTCATGCTGTGGCGTGCCCGCATAGCCAAACTTCGCCGCATGCTCATCGATCCGCTGCGCTTGCATGTCCTTCTCGAACGCGACCGCCGTGGGACTCTCCGCATTGGCCCGTGCCACATCGATCGACGATTGGATATTCGCTTTGAACGTCTCCTGCTGAAACCGCTCGTCTTCCTGGTTGAAGTGAGAGAGCGCACCCCGGTTGATCATCTCGCCCTTCGCCAGCCCAATACTGTGATACATGGCCCGCTGACGATCGTTGGCGAGCGTGCCCAAAATATCCTGATGGACCTTGTTCCATTCCTCCTGCGCATACTGCGGCGCGTTCGCGGCCTCTTTGCCCTTCATGTTCAAGACGGCCTGCTGGATTCGGAGCTGTTCCGCGTTCGCCTTGGTCTCGGCTTCCACCACCCGCGCATGATCCGAGGAGCGCGTTTGCAAGTCGTACATCCGCACCGCCGCGTGCGACACCGTATCGCCGATCTGCCCCCCATAGGTCTCAGACGTCGGCGCGGCCCCCACCCGCACGTTCGGCGCTGGCGCGTCCACCACTTGCCGCTGGAGTTCTGGGGCCCGTGGCATTTAGCGCATCCTCCCTGGCGCGGCACTCCCAGGCGCATTAGAAATCGTGTAAGGCCCACCGCCGTACTTCGCCAGTAGCAAACTGGACCCGCCCCCAAGAATCGTATTGATCGCGCCCATCTCACCCTCGCGCCTCGCGTACTTCCCGCGCAACATCAGATCCTCCGCGCCCACCCGATAGCCATAGGCTTCCTTGGCGGCATTGTTCCGAATCGTCAACGCATCGAGTTCTCCTAAGTAGGCCGCGTCCGCCTGGACGTCCAGCGAGGAGCCTTTATTGACATCGACATTCTGAGCCGCGAAGCTGGTCCGCTGCGAGCCGATCACGCCTTCCGTGGTCTGACGCTGTCGCTTCTCATTCACCTTGCCACGGTCCAGCGCGTCCACGGCCTGCCATTCGGCAAACTCCGCATTGCGCTCGAACATCTTCTGCTGCTCACGCCCCGCCTTGATTTTGGAGTAGGCACTAAACAGCGTCCCGCCGACGACCATACCGACTGCGGCAGTAGCGCCCATCGCTAGCCTCCGATTTCCACGTTCGGAATCACATTCAACACGCTCAACGGTAACGGGTCCTTTTGTCGCACGAACACACGCCCGCCCTTGTTCCACGCCGCACTGATCGGCACCGTCACAAACCTGGTCATCAACGGGAGCGGCACGCCATACGCTTCAGTGCTCCGCTGTTTGTATTCGAACAGATGCGCGGCATCAGACCCGGCCCAGATCCCGCGTGAATCCTCCACCAACAACGTCACTTGATTGACCAACTTCTGCTTATCGAGCAGCGTCTCGCCGCCTACCAGCTCGAGATCCAGCGTTTCCAGATCGCTGCAATAGGGCAGCCCCGCGTGGACAACGAAATAGGGCCGATCCAAGGTAAAGATCCCGCCACTCACCGTCATCAATGGTGCATCGATCCCGTTCTTGAGCACATTGCCATCGGCCAGGATCGCAATCGATTCCCCTTCCAGATGATCTGCCCCAGCAAATTCATCCACGCCTTTGGCCCAGTTCGTCATCATCACATCCCTGAACGCCACCGGCACGGTCTTGGTGGCGTTGACTGTGACGTCTGTCGGACTGGTATAGGCCATGATATTCAGGATGAGATGCTCTCGCGTCGTCACGGTGCCATCCTCCGGCGTCCAGGTCGTCGTCTCAATCGTGAGCCGGATCGCGTTCCCGACATCCCCCGCCACAAAGAACGCGGCGCTCGCCGTGAGCGTGAGCGATTCCGTATGCAACCAGGACGTCCCGCCCGAGAGCGTCATGGTCGTGGCCGTGGTGTTCCGCCCATCGTAGGTCAGGTAGCTGTCCAGAAACAGTGCATCCACTTCGACGTTCGTCACGCGCCGACTGGCAAACCGTTCCACGTATCGCTTCGTGGCCCCGCTGATCGTGCGATTCACCAGCACATACACGGCATCTTCGGCCCCTTCAGGAATCACCGCCACATCTTCGTAATCCCCATCGGTATCCTGTGGCGCCCAGCCCCAGACTTCATGCTCGCGCAGATACGTGAGCACCGCTATGAAGCCATCATCTTGCTGCGCCCAGACCATCGAATCGGGAATCTGCGCATAGTCCCAGTGCTCAATCGTCGTGCCCGCAAACAAATGCGGCGCGAACACCGACAGATCCCGTCCGCTGTAGCCCTTCGTCGTGGCGTCATAGTTCAGGTCACGGACCACATTCCCCCGCGCCTGCACAAACAACACGTTCTCACCGACAATCACGGGCGGCACTTCAGAGGAGCCATAGTAGCTTTTCGGCTTGAGCCCAGGCGAGTTCGGCGTGAGCTGCCCGTCCGTCCCGCCTTGCGCCACCCACTCCACCCCTGACGTGAGGATGAACGATTCCATGACTTCAATGATGTGCCGAATCTCATTCACTTCGCGTGAGGCAATCGGATAGGTGATCGCGTCGTTGTCTTTGAGCGGGGAGGAGGTCCCGAAATTCTTGTATTGTCCAGTCTTGGAGCCATAGAGGGACTCTGGATCATCCGGCAGCCCACCGTAGCATTTCCGTTGCTGCAGATAGCCCGAGCAGGCCGGATGCAGCGCGGCCCCCACGAACGGATCACGCGGCATCGGCGGCGTGAGATCATAATTGGGGGGAATCCCAGGATCCTTAAACGTCCCCGCCTTCGACACCCCGATGAATCCATAGATCCCGCTGCCCTCGTTTTTATAGACGTTGTACTCGAGCGCCCCGGTGACCGTGCCGATCGTGAGCGTGATCGGGATCGCCGCGGTCGGTGCCGTCGTGGTGCCAGTCACCACCGAGGGTTCGCTTTCCTCATAGGATTCCAGTTTGACCGCCGTGGCCACCCACTGCGTGAGCGTCCCATCGACCTTGTTATGCGTGAGCGTGGCCGGCGCCGCAATCGCCGGCACCATCACCACCTGGGTGAACACCCACGTCGTATGCCCCGTGCGCGAGAGGTCGTAAATGAAGTTGGCAGTGTTGGTGAGCGTCACCACGTCCCCCGATTGACTCCGATACAGCACCGGCAACGACGTAGAGGCGTAGGGGGTCGGAATTTCATAGATGTTCCCCGCCGGCATCGCGTACCAATACGTCGCGTTCGGCGGAACCTGATTGGTATGGCCCAGGATGCAGTAATAATTTACCCCGCCCTCGAGCGCCACATCGCCGATTACATAATTCGTCGCGCCCGACCAGGCTGTGGCGTTCGGCACAGTGAGCAGGACCCCATTCTGAATCACCCGCATGGTCAGGTGTTCGAACAGGAGCATGTAGGTTTGATCGGCGTTAAAGACGAACTTGATCAGCCGCCCGCGTAGGCTGTGATCACGCTGTGGAGTGATGTACTGGGAGCCGGGCCGATTCGACACGCCCCCATGACGACGCACGAGAAAGTTTCGGGCCTGACGCAGGCCGGTCTGATACTTGACAACATCAGCCCTTCCAAAAACTGCTGGCGCCACTTCCCCGCCAGCGAAATTTCTCTGGATAATGCTGGGCATCAGTCACGGGCCCTCGTAAATTCAGATTCCAATTCAGGCGGATCCTGCGCTTCGTTCCGATCGCTCGCCTCAGCACTGACCAGAATCCGATTCGCCATGGCAAAACACCGATCCGCTTGCTTACGATCCTTGGCGAGTCCTGGCCCAATCTTCCCACCCAGCCACCAGGACACGGCTTCGGCAAACATCGCCGGAAACAGCGCCGTGTTCGTGACGAGCTTAGTAATCTCGACAATGGCCTCCTCAGTATCGGTATAGACCAGCCGCCCCGTATCGTCCTGCCCAATGATGAACGGCGGCGGATTCGGCTCGCGCCGACCCAGTGCCGTCACGATCCGGCGCACTTTCACACAGTCAGACGGGTAGCGATACGCAAAGGCCCAGTCGTTGTTCGGCTCCTCCTCCACCAGCCCCAGCGCCACATACTTCCTCGCAAAGCCCCAGGCGAATTGCTCAAGCACGAATTGAATGGCCGGATCATAGTACTCGGTACAGACGAGCCGCTCCGCACTCAGCTCCGTCAGCGCCGAGATGAACTGGGTGTGGCCCACATTGCCCAGGGCCATGTTCATGATTTTGATGTCGGTGAAAGGCATTGAGACTCCTTACGTGATAAAT